CGTGGTGAGAGTGGAATTGATGGTTGTGATTTCACCTGAGTTTGTATCCACGCCATTCTGTGCGGTATCCGCCAGTACTTTGAGTTTTGCTGTAATTGCCTGTACCAATGTATTTCTGGCAGCGTAATAATCCGCAAACTTTTGCCGGTACTCGGTGCCGCTGATATTAGTTGTTTGGTTCAAATGATCTACATCCAGCCAAACTGGAATACCAGCCGTGTAGAATGCCCCATCGTTCAGATAATTGGACAAAAGCTGAAATGCGTTATTATAAGGAACAAGTTCTTCGGCAATTTCTAGCGCCACAGCTTGTGTTGTCAGTGAACTTTTTTCATTAGAAAATGCGCTCCATTCCCGCAGGGCTGTGCGCTTTTCGACCGGCGTAAGTTTATCGTCGTTATTCAGGTCAACAGCGATTCCTGCTGCCGCATCGATCTTTTGGCTGGTAACCACAATTTCCTGCTGGATGCTCTCCAACTTCTGAGAGGCGGAGTTAATAGAGTTTACCACGGATATGCGCTTTTCTCCGATTGTCAGCATTTCATAACGGTCAGTCAGGCAATTGTACGAAACTGCACAAACCCGGAGTTTTACGTTGATGTCAAAAGGGGAATACTCAACGGTCACATCGTCGCCCAAACCCACGGTCAGCAGAGATTTATATTTTTCATACTGTTTGATATCTTTCCAGTCTACAAAGTTTACGGAAAGTGATAGCTTCGGAATGTCTGCTCCTGCAAGGTATCGGTCACTTACATACAGCCGCATAGACGTGAAACAGGAATCCTCCGTCGGATACGGAATTCCGCCATCAATTTCTTCTCCGACTTTAAAACTGGTATCCTCCACCGAGATAATTGGGAAGGGGTAATCGTTGATATATAGACTATCGATGTATTTTTCAGGCAAACGCAGGAGCTGATTGTTTTCGGTCGCAGTAGGCATAATTCGCGTAACTACTCCGGTGCTGTTCTCATTGAACTCCAAACCGGCCAGATTTTTTCCATAGGCAATCCTCACTCCGTTATCCGCACCCAAACGGGTATGGATTGCAATACTGAAATTGTCTCTGACGATCTCGCCGCCCCAGCGGTTGATGAAAGATTCGTCGGTGTCACCCAAAAAAGCCTGAACCGGTGATTTCCGAATGTAGTATGCTGTGGAGGTGTGCATGATGTCGCTGGAAAAAGTAAAAGGTGTCAGGTACTGGCAGCCGCTTAAAATCTGCTGTCCGGCTTCCAATCCGGCTTTATCTGTCGGTCTTACATCTTCCACAAGGTTCGCCAGCAGATCATAGAAGATGTGCCGGGCGCTCACCTTGATCGTACCGTCAGCTGCGTTTTTTACTACCCGGTAGATGCGAAAAGATTGAATATCCCGGTGTGTTGGTGCGTGGATGATATTGTTTTTCTGTAATCGCTTCCACTTGCCGAATGCATCAATCTGATGCACAAGTTCCAGTTCAAACGTGCCGTTGATTTCTTCTGTAACAACACAAGAGCTTGGGGCAATTGCCCCCAGCCCGTCGTTATCAAATTGCTGTACTTTCGAGTCATAAACCAGTACTGCCATTACAGCCACCGCCAATTCGGAGTAACTTCAAGAGATGTGATCTTCTCCGAAAATGAGATCGTATTTTCTCCCGGCTGAAAAAGTGGAAATACTCCGGTCTTGGTTGCATTTTTGTTGATCAGCTCTGCTCCGGTATCCTTGTAAGTTTCTTGAATTTCGGAGTTGAGAATTACATGCTCATCAATGTCACTGAAAAACACACTGTTTCCATTTATAATCAGACTACCTGTGCCAGAGCCATTTACCTTTATAATAGGAAGAGAAGCCATTGACCCTAGATTGGTAAGGGAATATCCGGAGCCGTCCGTTACGGAAATCGACGCATTTTCCGTTGCATATTGAAACGGCTGGCAGTTGAACACAATGATAAAATGCGAGGTGATCTTCAAAACCACCTCGAAATCAATGCTGTTTACCACCTGTGCGATATACTTTCGCTCAGGTTGATAACTGAATATAAGATCGCTTTCTCCGGCATTCAGGAGCCAGCTTTTAATGTTGCTAATCTTCGAATATGGATCGCCGATCAACGAACATTCCACAGAAATTGTGATGCCTTCATAGGTTTCCTCATCCCGCCGAAGCATGGAATCTCTGCCGGGTACTTCAATATACGATACATGGCGCTTGGGTGACGGAAGATTCGGGCGCTTTTCAATATAGATGCCAAAATTCTGAAAGCTGTCTTTTCCATTAAATATGAAACTCAGCATCATGCTCCTCCTGTCGCCAAAGCTGCTCGCTGCCGGTAAAATTCAAATTCGTAGGCAAGCCGCTCAATATCTTTTTCCGTATTATTCACGAAGTTCTCAATATGCAGTGTAAAACCGCCAACGCCGATTCCGTTCCCCTTGGCAGCACCGCCGAGTGCATTTGCGTTTACGCTGGTATTCAAATCAAAATTAGTCGGAATAGCGGCTTGAATATCTACGGATACCTGATCCATAGCTTTGCTGAAACCAACTCCCAAGCCCTGTGCCATATATCCCCCGATTCCTGCAAACACGGTTGACGGCGAATGGATACCGAGCATTCCCTTTACGCTGTCGACGATACCACCAAAGAAATCAGTGACTTTGCTTTGAATCCATGACCCCATGCTTTTGACGCCTTCCCATAGGCCGGTGACGATATTCACCCCGATTTGATTGATTGCTGACATAGACTTTCCAATACCATTCACAATAGCCGATATGATCTGCGGCAATTTTGAAATAAGCTGGGGCAGCGCGCGTATCAACCCCGCTGCCAATTCCACAACAATCCTAATTCCAAGCTCAATAATGAGCGGCAGGTTATTTACAATGAAATTTACAATGGAGTCGACGATTTTCGGCAGCGCGTCAATAAGTCGGGGCAATGCATTTATTAATCCTTTTGCTAAACCTTCAATAATCTTAAAGGCCGCGGCAAGCACTTTGTCCATATTATTGATCAGTGTGTTGACGATGAGAATCACCGCATCCACAATTGCCGGAATAAGTTTCGGAAGCGCATCACCAATTCCAACCGCAAGCGCGACAATCATTTGGAGAGCGCCCTGAACCAGCGCGGGAAGATTTGCGATAATCCCGTCCAACAGCGCCATCACCAATTGCAAGGCTCCTGCTGTGATCTGCGGCAACGAGGCAATCAGCGCTTGGAGCAGCGTCATCACAATTTGCACAGCCGAATCAATAATAACCGGCAGATTTGTAATAATCGCCCCACCAATGGAAGTGACGACGTCAAGTCCGACTTGCACAAGATTCGGCAATTCTTTCACCAGCATGTTTGCGAGATTTCCGACGGTATCACCGATCACTTTCGATATTTCATTCCAGTCGCCGCCTGCATCGGACAGTCCTTTGGTAAAGCTTCCAAGCAGTGACACACCCCGATCAGCAAACACTTGAAGTTCCGGGAGCAGTACAGTACCCAGCATGTTTTTGGCAGCTCCTGCACCGGATTTTATCCGCTGAACGCTGTCGTCAAATTTGCCAAGCGCATTGAGGGAATCATCAGACATAACCGCGCCCATCTTTTTAGCTTCATCTGTAAGCTGTGCAATTCCAGCGCTGCCCTTTTCAATCAGCGGATTCAGGTCTTGCGCGGATTTTCCGAATATTTTCATAGATAGCGCGTCACGTTCGGTTGTATCCTTGACTTTTCCCAGCGCGTCAATGGTCGCCCAATATACGTTCTCGCTGTTTTTCATGTGTCCATTGGAATCCTGTACCGAAACGCCCAGCTTTTTATATGCTTCCGTCATATCTTTTGAGCCGCCTGCCGCCGAGGACATAGAACGGATTTGCTTCGCCATACTGCCGGTAAGTGTTTCAAGAGGAGTATCTACCAGCTCGGCAGCATATTTGTAAGCTTGTAGGCTTTCCGTGCTCATGTGCGTTTGCGAAGCTGTCGTCAGGATTTCATCCGCATAGGATGCAGAATTCACGGACGCTTGCACTAAAGATTTCCCCGCGCCCACAGCCGCTGCTCCAATTCCAGCCAAAGCCGCACCCATTGCAACGCCAACACCTTTAAGCATGCCGCCCAGTTTTTCAAATTTGCCCCCGGCATCATCGGTTTTTTCCGCAGCATTACGAATTTCATCACCAAACTGATTCGCTTGCTTTTCTGTGCTGTTGAACTCTTTTCCGGCTCCATCAAGGGCTGAATTGTTTTGGTGAAGTTCTTTTTCCATCCCATTCAACTGCGCCTTGGCATTGTTGAGCTGTATTGCCCACGATTGTGTGCGTTTGTCGTTCTCGCCAAAGGAAGTGGAAGCATTCTGCAGCGCTTTTTCCAATGTGCTGATTTTATCCTTTTGGGTGTCAATTTCTTTATTCAGTACAGAATTCCTCGCGGTAACTGCCTGAACCGATTTATCCTGCTTGTCGAACTGCGAAGAAACCAAGTTCATTTCGCTGCCTAGCACTTTAAAGCTCTGATTAATATCTCTCAAGGAATCTTTAAAGCTCTTTTCACCCTCAATACCGATTTCGAAGCCGAAGTCTGCCATTTTCCACCACCTCCTTAAATCCCTGCGGGGATAATATCGTCAATGAACATTTCACGTTTCGGCTTTGCTATGCCGCTATACTGTTTGTGGATTTCCCATTGATCGAGCAATTCGCCAACAGGAAGCAGCCACACATCCGCTTCCTGCCTGTGTAGCTGCGTTACTCCGTAATATAAAAGTCGGGCAAACAATTCTTCATTGCTTACCCGACTGCTACGTTTTTTTCTTCAGATTCCTCGCTTTCAACATAGCGCTTTGTACCTTTGAGCATAGCTTCCATAATTGCTTCTTTATATGTAGCCAAATCCAGCGGGGAAGTTAAAAGTTCAACCGCTTCCTCCGTAAGCAAATGCACCGGCATCCTGCAGTTTTGTCATTGCGCCGTTAATGAGATACAAATTGCCGCCGAGTTCTTCTGGAATACGGTTGAGATTTTCAAGCTCCCTGATATCGTTTGTGGACAGCCAGCCATTTTGTCTACCAGTGGCATAGCCATTCATGCGGCTGGCATAATCTCCGCGAAGTAATCCGTCCACGTTGAATTTAACGAAATACGTCCTCTTTTCCGATGGCAGAATCAATGATTTCTGGATGGCCTGTTCCCACCGCACTACCCAAGGATCAAGTGTATATTTGACAAACTCCAGCGACTGCTGCTCTATATTAGAAAAGCTGGATTTTTCAAGATCGCCGACCATGTGTGGCGGGATACGGAAGATTCGTGCGATTTCATTGATTTGGAATTTCCTTGTTTCCAAGAATTGCGCCTGCTCCGGCGGAATTCCGATACTTTGAAACTTCATACCCTCTTCCAAAACTGCAACCCTATGTGCATTTTCGCTGCCCTGATAGACCGCATTCCAGCTTTCACGAACTCTCGCTGGATCTTTGACCACACCGGGATGTTCCAAAACGCCACCCGGATTCGCACCGTTGGCAAAGAACTTTGCGTCGTATTCCTCGCAGGCGATTGCCATGCCAATTGCATTTTTTGCCATAGCGATGGGCGAATAACCCAACAAACCGTCAAAACCAAGACCGGGAATGTGCAGAATTTCTTCGTTGCGAAGAATTACTGTACCTGTATCAGTTCTATATTCGTAATAAAGTTTTCCAGCAGAGGTTCGATCAACCGTCATCCTGTCCGGCAACAGAGGATAGAGTGCTAAAGCGTTTCCTCTGCCGTCCCGAATAATCTGCGCGTAGGCGTTTCCCCATAATAAAAGATGACTCATCAGTGTTTCTCGAAACACAAATGAAGTCATCTCGGGATTTGGCTCGTCATGGAGCAGATAATATAACTGATGGTCGATTGCTTTCTCTTTCCCGCCGTCCGGCTTGTATTGGTAGGTGTGAAGCGGCAGCCCCGCGATAGCCTCCGATAGAATTCTCACGCAGGAGTACACCGCTGTGGTTTGCATGGCACTGCGTTCATTGACGCTTTTTCCGCTTGTGGTACCGCCAAAGAAAAAGCTGTAAGTACTGCCAGGCATGGTGTTTTTGGGTTTGTCGCGGGAGTGGAATAGGCCGGTAAAGAGACGCATATATAGATTCCTCCTTATGTTTTTAACGATTAAAATAAAAATAATGCTCGATTAATAATGGAATTAGTAGTAAAATAAATATATATAAATTTTAATATTTCTTTTACTTAATCGAGGAGAACCATTTATGGCTAAGAATTATACATTGTTTTTAGATGAAAGTGAAACGCATGATGCTCAGAAACATTATTTTTGTATAGCAGGAGTAATTATTGCTGATGACGATTATTCTTCTGTACAAAACAATGTTGATGCATTGAAAAGAACTATTTGGAATGATCTGGCTTCTCCTGAAAATGTGATTCTTCATCAAATGCGTATTTCTGAAGCGGAAAAGGGACGTCTTGATACAAGGGCCTATCCAGAATATAATCGTTTCAGATCTAAATCTAATCGACAAAAATTTTACGATGAATTCAAGAAAATCTTTGTTAATAATTCCATTACATTAGTCGGAGGTAGCCTTTACACTGAGGATTTAATGACATTCTATGCGTGTAATTCATCAGGACATAATACCAACATAACCGATAAATATTTGGTATGCCTTCAACTCCTTTTAGAAAATTACTGTCACTTTCTCTGTACAAATAACGGACTAGGTAAAATCATTTATGAAACAAGGGAAACAAAAGGTGACGAGCAGTTGCGAAATCGTTTTTATCACATAAAGTTAATGGGTTCTATGTTTATTGATAGAACTACAATGGATAAACGATTGCTGGGCATAGATTTTGTATCTAAAGATTCAAACAATATTGGCTTACAAATTGCAGACTTTATTCCTAATGCTTTCGCCCGAGACCATGCAGGTTTTGCTCGACAAAAACCTAATATTTTCAGCACATTAGCTTATCATCGCTATGACGGAAATGTTGGAAAACAAGAACGCTTTGGCGTTAAATACATGCCGTAGAATTATTGAGACAACCTTAGAATTATTTACTAAGTATATTGACAAGCTGCGCTGCATATAGTAATATATGTATAGGGATTGGGAGATTCCGCGATTTTGTAGTGTAAATTACATTCCGCGCGGGGCAGTCACAAGCTGTATATGTAAGGTAAAGCATATAATCGTAATCGAACCCTATATCAAAAGAGTCACCGTGTAAGGTGGCTCTTTTGTGTTATTTGGACCTAAATTTTCACATTATCTTTAAAGAATTAATAATCCACGTTTATTATAAACACTTTCACTGTTGTCATTCCCGCACCGGATTGCCCGGTCGAGCGCCATAATGGTAGCAACCGCACCGTCGATCTTCTCAGTGGATTTTTCTTTGTCTGGCTTGATATTCCCAGCTGGATCGGTGCGGATGAAAATGTTATCCATCATCCATCGCAACACCGGGTGACCGCTGTGCGCCAGTTTCTGTTCCAAGGTCAGCTTCATCAGTTCTTTCGTCGGTGGCGACATATCTTTAAAACCTTGACCAAACGGAACCACGGTGAAGCCGAGATTCTCGAGATTCTGCGTCATCTGTACCGCGCCCCAGCGGTCAAAGGCAATCTCTCGGATATTATACTTTGTACCAAGCTCCTCAATAAAGCTTTCGATAAATCCATAGTGGACAACATTACCCTCAGTGGTTTTCAAGAAACCTTGTTGTTTCCAAAGGTCATAGTTCACATGGTCGCGGCGAACACGCAAATCAAGGTTATCCTCCGGTATCCAAAAATACGGAAGAATGCTGTATTTATCGTTCTCGTCCTCCGGCGGGAATACCAACACAAAAGCGGTAATATCGGTGGTACTGGAAAGATCAAGCCCGCCATAACAAACCCGACCTTCAAGCTGTTTCGTGTCAACTACGAAAGAGCATTTGTCCCATTTCTCCATCGGCATCCACCGGATCGCCTGCTTAACCCATTGATTCAGGCGAAGCTGTCGAAAGCTATTTTCCTCGGCGGGATTTTCTTTCGCGCTCTCGCAGGCAGCTTTTACCTTGTCAATTCCTACTGTGATACCAAGCGACGGATTGGCTTTTTCCCAGATTTTCGGGTCAGTCCAATCGTCTTTTTCATCGGCTCCGTAAATGACAGGGTAAAAGGTTGGGTCGTGTTTGCGGCCCTCGATGATATCCTTTGCCTTTTGATGCACTTCCCAGCAGATGGAGTTGGTATTGTCGCCCGCAGTCGTAATCAGAAAATACAACGGCTGCATGCGGGCATCGCCGGAACCGCGCAGCATAACGTCATAGAGCTTACGATTGGGCTGTGCATGAAGTTCATCGAATACCACACCGTGAATATTCAGACCGTGCTTGGTATAGGCTTCTGCGGATAGTACTTGGTAAAAGCTGTTGGTAGGAATATATACAAGTCGCTTTAGGGAAGCAAGTATCTTCACGCGCTTGGCAAGTGCTGGACATTGTTTGACCATTTCCGAAGCTACATCAAAAACAATAGATGCCTGCTGTCGGTCGGCTGCGCAGCCGTATACTTCGGCACCTTCCTCATGGTCGGCGCAGGTAAGAAGCAGCGCCACAGCAGCGGCGAGTTCGGATTTTCCCATTTTCTTTGGAATCTCCACATAGGCATTGGTGAACTGCCGATAACCGTTTGGCTTGAGAATACCGAATACATCGCGGATAATCTGCTCCTGCCAGTCGATAAGTTCAAAATTTTTACCGGCCCATGTGCCCTTGGTGTGCGTCAGGCACTCAATAAAGCCTACCGCGTAGTCGGCGGCATCTTTGCTGTAAACTGAATCCTTCGCCTTAAAATTGGTGGGGATATACTTTTTCAGTTTGCGTATAATTGCCGCCTCCTCTCAGCAGACATGAGAAAAGGAACCTCCATTTTGGAAGTTCCTTTAATTAATTTAAGCCGTATTTATGCTTTTGAATTTCTGACCGCCTGTTTCAAGACATTCAAATCAAACCCCGCCGAGTGGTAACCCTGTAAAATAACATTATAATAGTAGCAGCTCGGAGTACCCAGCGGTCTGCCTTCGTTCATAATGTAAACCATTGCGGTCACCTGTTTTTTGTTGAGGGTAACACGCACTTTTTCTTTTCGGTAAAGAAAAGGCCAGCCTTCGTAACGGTCCAGTGCTGCCTCGTCGGCGGGAGTTATATTCCAAAGCATCACCTGAACACTGCCGCCTTGTTTTGGTTCGATGGTAGCGACGGCGTTTGCGTGACCGCCGCGAAACAAAAGCTGATAATTTTTTAAAGTAGTGGTGCCCGCCACCTTGGCGGTTGGACACCGGTTTGCCATTTGCTCCAAATTAAGATTGGAGCCGTAGGCCAGATAATATATTTTACTCATTGTCATTTTCTCCTTTTTGCTACAGCCCGGCTGTGTGGCACTTTGTTTTGCCGGGCTAAATTCATCCGCAGCATGCGGCTGTGCGCCGAAGTGGGGCGCGTAGCCCCACCGTGCGGCATCACCTCGGCGAGCGGTTCCTTCAGGCAGCGGAACCGAACCTCCACGCTGCCGAACCGTCCAAATGGCTGCAAAGATGCTCGCGGCAGTTTTTGAATTCCTCACCAATCAATCCGATACGGTTAAGGTATGTTCTCATTGCGAACTTTTCGTTCTCAGTTTGGTTTTTCTTGCTGCTCGCGCTTCTTTGTGTCAGTGCCTGATGGTTCAGCGCCAAGGCCAAAACAATGTAGCTGCGAATCTTGCCCGCGTGAAGCTCGCTGTTAAAGCCCCTCAACTCCACCGTATGGTTGCCGTTGAAAAAGCTATGTAGGTTCAAAAAGTGGTACCGGCTGTTATGGTAATGGGTGTTTCGGCTGGAATTGTAACCCGCGTACCAAATCTCCTCAATATCCCGCATGGTCTTCGGCTTTTTGCAATTCATGCTTTCTACCAAGGTGCTGTCCATTTTCTTGCAGAAGCGCATTCTTGCCGGGTCAATCTGCAAAGCCTTGTAGAAAAGGTCATTTTTGCTGGCAATGATATTCACAAAGTTGCGGATGCTGCGCGGCGTGTCATTTGAACCATATTAAACCGTTTACAAACTGGGCGAGCGTACCAGTTGTTATTGATCTGCAAATCGCATGCATCATACTCAACCGAAGTTATGACAATCTTCAAAAGCACGCTCTAAGAGGTGACTTCCCCGCATTTAAAAACGGGGATCGCAAATGGGCGGTCAATAAAGATGATCTATTTGAGTGGATGGAACAGCAGAAACAGCCCAAACCCCAAAGTACATAGTGGCAATAAAAGCTATTTCAGGTACAGCAAGGAGGAAATTCCAAATGAATGAAAAACATAGCTTTTGTTCTATTTCAAACTCAGTAGCACTGGATAATTTATCGTTAAAAGCAAAAGGGTTATATCTTCTGATTAAAACCTGCATGGAAGACCCCGAATTTGATTTTAACCATTACAAACCAGCTTTAATGGCAAAATGCAAAGAAGGCAGTGATACATTCGATTCAACATGGAAAGAGCTAAAAAAAGCAGGATATTTAAAACAGCGCCGTATCTCACATGGTGATAGCGAGAACAAAGGATTTCATTATGAATATGAACTTTTAGATACTGCTGACGATTCCACTCCATCATTTGAAACGCTCAAAGGTAAGGGCAAGAGCATTTCTTCATAACAACTGGTTGCACGAAGGAGAACGAAGTAAATATGCGGATGGAAGAAAAACGCAGTTATTACGCTATAATACCAGCAAATGTGAGATATGATAAGAGCCTTCCGGCCAGCGCAAAATTGCTATACGGAGAAATATCCGCATTATGCAACGAAAAGGGATATTGTTGGTCAACTAACAAATATTTTTCCGATTTGTATGGAGTATCACAAACAAGTGTTTCTAAATGGATTTCAGCGCTTGTCAGCAAGGAATATCTTTTTATCAAGATGATCTATCGGGAAGGTACTAAAGAAATCTTGGAGCGGCGTATAAGCATAGTTAATGACCCTATTGAAGAAAAGTTAAATACCCCTTTAAGAAAAGTTAAAGACCCTATTGAAGAAAAATTCAATCCCCCTATTGAAGAAAAGTTAAAGGAGAATAATACAAAGACTAATACTACAGTTAATAAGTCTGTCAGTCAGTCTAATGAGATAAGAGAGACCGACGAACTGACTGACGGGATTCGGCAAAGTTTAAAAGAACAAATTGAATATGATTATTTTGAGGACAACTTCCCCGAAGACATACCCGGAGTGGATGCACTAATCGACTGCATGGCCGAAATGCTTATCTCTCCCAGCACAAAGATAAACGGCAATATGCAGCTAAAGGCCTCTCTACAGCCGTACATAGACAAGGTGGATTCTGAAATCGTGAGAGGTTTTCTCGACCATATGCGTGGTAAAAAAATGCGTCATGTTACAAAAATTAGTGCGTATTGGCAGTCTGCGTTTATAAATTTCATCAGGGAAGAGGAGCTTGTAAAGCTTACGATTTAAAAGCCGGACGTGCGTCCTTCCATAACGCAAAAGCGGAACCAGTTCCGCTTTTGTCGTACCTTTGAAAACAGCGAACCGGACTTAGACGCGTGTCCAAGGGTATCCAGTTTCTCAATCACGTCCGGTTCGGATTTAAAGACGGACGTCCGTCCGAGATATCCTGCCCTTAATCACGTCCGGTTCGGATTCAAAAGCGGACGTCCGTCCGGGGTATCCTATTCCTCAATCACGTCCGGTTCGGATTTAAAGACGGACGTCCGTCCGGGAATATCCAGTCTCTCAATCACGTCCGGTTTGGATTTAAAAGCGGACGTCCGTCCGGGAATATCCAGTCTCTCAATCACGTCCGGCTTGTACTCAAAAGCGGACGTCCGTCCGGGGTATCCTGTTCCTCAATCACGTCCAGTTCAGATTTAAAGACAGACGTCCGTCCGAGGGTATCCTGTTCTTAATCACGTCCGGCTTGCACTCAAAAGTGGACGTCCGTCCACCCAAAACGGATAACCTGATTAGGTGAATTTTATTGATTGGAGAGTGAAAAAATGAAGTTACCAACTGATGTCCTATACAGAGTCGTAAATATATCAAATTCATATTATGTTTTGCTTGACCGGCTTAAACAATTTGAGTGCTCCGTTATGAACAATACATTCCACAATGACGGCCAACCACATGGCAATCAAATTGGCAGACCAACGGAACAAAAGGCAGAAAAGATAATAGAGAAGCAAGAAGAATGTGAACGTAAAATTAAGGCCGTTGAGCGGGCATTGAATCCTTTAGGGCCGCTTTACAAGGACTTCATTAAGCTAAATCTTTTCGAACATAAAGATATAGAGAGTATTGATTTACCTATGACACTTCAAGAAAAAAAAGAAGTTAGATCATATTTTTTGATTAAACTTGCACGGAATCTGAATGAAGTTTAGAACTACTGCAAATAGAATGGATGCCGTACCTTGACAATTAAATAAAAAAGATGATAATTAAATCAGCGAATACTGATAAAGAAATATCTATGAATGAGCGGAGGAAACAACATGAAAAAAAGCAATCTAAGTTCAAAAGCTAAAAAAAGCATTATTATAACCGGCTCGGCACTGGTTTGCGTTGCCGTGGCTGCCATTGCATTGCATATGGGCGGCGGCGTAGTTGCTGCAGCTGAACCACAATCCACTGCATCCAGCTCACCATCGACTTCTGCAGTCGTTTCAGTACCGCCGATTGAACAGCAGTCCGAAACAGAAAGCGGAACCAGTTCCGCTTTTGTACCATCAAGCGGAGCAAGTCAGAGTACGGAACTTACCACAATTTCAAAACCTACATCAGCGCCACCCACACCGTCCGCAGCGAGCGGAACAAACTTGACTGATAAAACCAAGAAGCCTTCTTACACTAGCAAGCCGAGAGCCAACAAGTCAACAACGAAGCCATCCATCACCAAGCCAAAGATGGGTGATAAAAGAGTATACAATGGTCAAAAGCAGATATATGATGATGGTTTTGGCTGGGTCGAAGATGGCGGCGGTGGCGGCAAAGGGACAACTGTTGAAGGTGATTGGGGCGGCGGTTCCCAGGTCGGGATTATGGATTGACAGAAAACAAAATACCATTGTTATGGCACGGTCGCAAGGCTGTGCCATTTTTATACACATTTTTGATTGGAGACAGATAAATGAAAAGAATTATATCACTTATTTTAAGTATTATTTTGGTTGTTTTAATTCCATGTACCGCGTTCGCTGACGGAACCGGTGAAGGAAACATGGACGGGGGCGGCGGCTCTATGGGCGGCGGCACAGGCGGCAACTTTTGGCATGAAGGTGAAGATGGTGTTCGGGTTACAGTCGTACGCATCAGCGACAACAATCCGGTTAGCATACCAATTGATTTAACTAACAGCAACGAGAACGATATTTATAAGCATTTTGGCAAAAAAAGTAAAGTGCATTACCGAAGCGGGTCAACATTTATGCTTTTTACAGACAATTATACTTACACAAAACCATCAAAAGCACTACCAAGAATCATCAGCAGTGGCGGCAACGCAAATATTGCAGCAATCAAAAGTTATTTCTGTTCAGAAGAAACGCTTAAAAAGATTGCTTCAATAATCGGCACAACCTACGATACCCTCATAGACGGCAAGTACAAGCTGTTAATTGAGCCAGTAGCCTACTTCACCTTTAACGGCTACAAAATGGCCATGACGGCAACCGAAGCTGCTTTGTATGACCAAAAATTAAGTGGGGGGTTACGGTCAAAGATGGTTTCTTTGACACATCAAAACTTGCCGCTTTCTATGTTCCTTGAAAAGTCTGATTTAGGGTATCCGGCTTATTCCGGCTCAACCACAAAAGCACAGTCAGATACAACAATTATTTCGTATTTAGGTTTGGGTATTGTGAAGTTTAAGGAAGATCCACCTACTCCCCCTCCGGTAAGTACCTCCACTGCTACCTATCGCACAAACACCGACGTCATTACTTCCGTAACACTGAATACGGATTCACAAATCAATCCAAACAGCCCGGCGCGAGTAACGTTTAATATCGGCGGCAGCTCTTACAGCGTAACGAACATCGTTATACCGGAAGGTGATTCACAAGTCGTGTGGGTAAAGTGGCATACACCCAGCACAGCACAAAAGATTTCAATATCAATGAGCGCATCCAAAGGCTCCCTGAGCGCAAGCTCCATCACGGCCGATATTGTATCACTAGATAACAACATACCGCCCGATCCGACCGCAGATGATAAAAATGACGGCTTTACTACTCCGAGTTTACCGAGCAATACGCAGATCACAAGCAACTCATGGGGCGTATGGAGCGCCGTGTGGGTTCCCAATTGGGTATGGCATGAAGATTGGCATTGGGTAAAAGATTCAAACTCTAAGACCGGAGGCCACTGGAAAGACAACGGAAAATGGGTTGATGAAGGCTCATGGAAATACACCTATACCGGCTATCACGCTTCTTTGTCGGCAAGCATGAGTTTATTGCCGGATGACAAGGTTCCGTCAGCTCAGGGCAAGCAGATGGCTTCGGGGTATGGTGTTAAAATCAACGTCTCTGCAAACCTCAACACGACCGCACCGTCAGCTCATTACACTTGCGCGCAGACAGGTGTATCGTACTTCCCTGAGTTTGATTATAAAACATATTGGCGGCATCTGGCACTGACTGCAAACGGCGAATCGTCAAGCCTAGCCTTTAAGCCGAATATCTATTCAACATATAACCGGGGCGTACACTTTACACCTCTATGGTTTCCAGACGGCAAGTACACGACGTACACATATCTACAGGATGCATGGACACCCGGCGGGATGTTGTCAATGAACTTGAACGATTACGTTACGATTAAAGGCAACGTTTATCAGGATTGGCACATCGGTCCGAAGCTGGCAGACTAAATCATAAAAAAGATTATCGCCTGCAGCATTAGCTTCGGTTTAATTTGATTGGAACTGGAGGGAACACCAATATGACAAAAATAGAAAATTGGCAAAGCATGAAACTTACCAAAGGGCAGCAGGAGCTTGTAGCTGATAATGAGATTGTAATTCGCGTTGTATTCAACAAAATTGCTCGTCAATATAACCTTACAGAACCTTATGATAATTTTTATAGCGATGCCGCGATTTATTTATGTAAGGCCGCTATTTATGCTTTCATTAGGCGTTCAAAACGTGTGCCTTTATCACGTTTGCTATGCGACACTGTTCTGTACTTGTTGAGCAATTCTTTAAAAGTCATTGGTTTATGTCCCCATCTTTCGGCGAGTATCATTTTATTTTATGCATTCACGATAAATGCGTGTCTTTCCAATAGATCAGAGATATTGTGTCACGACAATTAA